ATCGGAGCGTGGTGCCGCCGTACTGCTTGCCTAAGGCAGCACGGGACACCGGGGGAGAAGTTTAACGTCGTACTCAGGACGGAGACCTAGCTGTTAGTAGGAAAGGAGCGCACCACGGGTAGGCAACCCGGGCGATGAATTCTGGTTTGGAGTGTTGGAGGTCATGCAGGAGAGTGCGTGTGGGAGGCGATGCTAACCGGCGCCTGTGTCACGGCGGCGTGACAGCGCGGGGAGCGTCTCCCTGCCATGTGCAAAATGCGCCCGATTAGAGGAGCATGCTCGCGGCCTTCAATCCTTTGCTCATACCAGCTGCGCCACCCACAGCATTGTACGCAGCTCCGGCATATCCGGTCGCCTCCATGACGTCAGCCCAATTGTCCACCATGTCGCTGGACAGCCTGGACACGACACCACCCAAGGTCGAATACCGAGAAGTGGGACGTGCGACGGCGGGCTGCTGGTTGACTGCGGTAACCGTGCGGATCAACGCATCCTCCCCACGGGCGGTTGCCTTCGGATGAACAGTCGAAAACGTGGCACCCAATGTGTTCACTGGGTACCGCGCACCGTCCTGGCGACGAATGCAAAAGCGGTAGGTCTGGGCGCTGACAGTCGCAGGGAACGCCAGCAGGAAGCCACGGAGGGGCGGAAGCCCCCCAAGGGCACCTGCGACGGTACCTGTAGTCAAAGTTGTCCCGGCGGCGAAAGGAGTCGACACGCCGTAAACCATGGACATCAAATCACCACTAGCAATCGCGGTGGCATCCACAGAGTAGCTGAAGGGCACAAAACTGTAGTAAGTGTTGTACGTTGGGTAGGAGCACGGAGGTGAAACAAACTCGTGCTCCTTGACCAGTTCTGCAGCTGTGTACTCTATGACGTCAGGCGCGTCGCTGATCAGGGACATAAAGCCGGCAACCGGGTTGACGAATGTCGCGGCCAGGCCATAGGTGGCCCCAGTCGTGGCAGACACAACCAGAGGGTTGTCCAACGAATACACCCGGACGCTTCCACCGAGGTTGAGCACCGGCGACGTGTTCTCAATCTGAAAGCTCATCCGCAACGGGCGGATGTACTGCGGAGGTGACGCATTCAATGTACCGAAGATGCCTTGCAGCATCGAGGTCCCACTGTCTGTGCACTGCAGCGAGCTGACAGGCGAGTTCGACCACGGTATCCACAACACCGTTGTGGCCGTAGTACTCGTCGTCAATGTCAGTCTGTCGACGGAATTGACCAGGGTGTAATCCCCGAAGGACGTGCGTAGTGGCGGCGGCACCTTGTTGCGGGCAGACCAAAATGCAAACATAGCCGCGGGGTCGGTAGGGACCTTGGACGATGGGAGCAAAGCGATTGCCGCGCGAGACTTGGCGCCAGGCATTGATTTGGCCTTGGAAGGACGTGCGGCAGCCGCCCTCGGTGCAGGGCGGGCTTTCGCAGGAGGAGCCATTGCGAGGCGGGGAGACGTTTCCCGTTGCTGACAGCGCGGGCGTACCGGCCGAGGAAGCAACGCAACACACACAACACGGAGGTTGGGGGTGGGAGGAGGAGGTCACTTTTGGGCACATTGCCGATGGGGAAAAGTGGGAAAAACAGCCGAAGGATGGGAGGCTGTGTGGGACCGCGTACCTACCTGACGCTGCGAGTCGGGGCCTCAAGCATACCCCGCTCTAACAACATGCCTACGTCTAACTCCAAGGGTACTTTCCCAGAGTTGCATGCTGCGCGCTTAGCCATCACGGAGTAGCCCTAACCAACCGCCGAGTCTTACAGCCTATCACTCGACGACCAGCTTGCCACAACGCCCAATCAGAAGCTTTGCTCTGGGATGGACGAGCGGATACACCCTTTGGGGATACCGTGTGCCTAGACTCGATTCAGGTATACGAGCCTTCGGCCTTGACTTTCACCTCACGCACTGCGCCGTACGAGCAGGCTCGGCATCCAGGGCGAGTACGGTATGGCCCTGGACGTCGGAAGAACAAGCTGATGGAAGCGAGGGTACACGCTTTTTTCTCTTAGTCTCCACGTTCTTCGCGTGGAGTCCCACCCCGTGAATCACATCCGTCGCTGCCAAAATGACTAGGACTGCTATCAACGACGTGAGGCGGGTTTGCGCAAGCCGCGAGCAAACGACCGACAGGGACGGCTCCCTGTACCCGCTCAGACCATCTCTCACCATTACGGACGTAATAGCCCCCCTCAAGCCACGGTAAGTTGTGACTGAATTCACCGTGTGTTCTTTTGTTAGGTTAAATAACACGGGTGCACATGCACTGCAGGTACCTACATGCCCGAAGGCAGGCACTCGCGGATGGCCGCGTCCGACGATTCAACGCCTATCAACAGCAACGCTTCACGGAATCTCTCCCATTCTTCGCCGTCTGCTGCCCAGCCATGGGCCACCACAAGCTCGCTCTCGCGCTCAAGTGATGCCCCTGCGAGATCGACCTGGATCTGCTCTTCGTACGAATGCAACTTCGTGGCCCTTTCCAGCGTCTTCCTGGTCGCCTTGGTGACGTTCCACCATCCTTGAGGCACCAGGTTGTCGAAGTGGCAGGGGTCAAGCTCCATCATGACCCCACGTTCGAAGACAAACCCCGGCTTCTGCAGCCATTCCTCTGACAGCTTGAGCATGTACCGCCCAACTGAAGGAATCTTCTTCGCAAGCATTGATGCGGCAGACATGTAGGCGCCAGCCGCAATTCGCTCGACCACGTCGAACTTTTGCAACTTGTACGCCGCGACGGCCATCTTCGAAGTGCAAACAGATGAGTTCCCCAACATCCGAGGCAAGTCAGGCACGGCACTGTCCGGGACAATGCCGTCGTCTTGCATCAGGAACTTCCAACCCGTAAACTCGACGATCCCGCCGGTCTGCAGTACCTTGAGAACCATGTTGAAGCCCATCTTACGCCACCTCTCGCTGACGGTGCTGATGAACTCCGCGTTGGGCCTCGGGGAAATCAAGGAAAGGCCATCATCGCCTTCAAAAGCCATCTTGATCCACCTCCGAATGCCCGTGATGTCGACGGCGTGCACGGCGGTCATGCTCACGAAGTGAGAGCACTCCTTCCCGTATATGGCCCAGCAGGTGCACATGAAATTGATGATCCAATTAAGGACCGACGTGCCGCGATGCCCAGAACGGCGAATCGCGTCAATCTCAATCTTTGCACCCTTCAAAACGCTAGCCTTGTTCTTCAAAACCTCCTCCGGGGTCTTGTGCTGAGCGTCAAAGGAACCAATGATGGGAATCTTGACCTGGTACGTGTCCATCGTACACGTCTTGTCGTGTGCTTTTCCCCACAATGCCTTCTCATCTGAATGCAGAATGCTGAGAAGCATGTTGAGCACATGGTGCACGATCGGATTCTCCGTCGCGTCGCGGATTTCGAGGGAACACGTGGTGTCCCAGGCGTTGCCGTCGGTCTCAATGGATGACGTCAGCTGGCCAGGCCAGTTGAAGTTCTTGGCGATGAAATCCATGGCAGCCTCCTTGCTCTTACCCTTGATTGACCGGTCCCCGTACACTTCAAAAAGGAGACGTTCGATCACCCCAATGGTGAGCATTGCCATGACTTGACCTTCATCGCCGTCCGCAATGAGAATTCGCGGCGGCTTGCCTTTCTTCAGGGGCTCCAGCTTTACCTTGGACTTGAAGACATACTTCGGGTTGTAGCGCGCGCGCAAGTCGTCCAGACCCTTCTGAACGCGCTCGGCGGACCACTTCCCGGAGGCGTAATCTGGATCAAGGAGCGCCAAGACAATCCGCTGGACATTTGCCCTGTGGAATATCTTGGTGTTCATCTCCAAGGCCATCGCCTTTAGTTGCTTCGCCTCGGTCTTACTGATCGTCGGCTGCCTTTGCTTCTTGACAAGCCGTTCTGTGACTGCAGTCTTGACATTGTGGATGTTGTCCTTGTACAGGTGGATGTCGCGCACCATGGGGCCAACCTTGATTGCTCCACCCTCGTCGTGGGTGACCCGTGTGTAATCACAGGCAGGAGCCTTCATCATCCCCATTCCGACCTTCACCGCCTCGTCCTCCTCGGGCGAGACAAGGCTTTCAAGCATCAAAAGTCGCTGCTGACCCTTCAAATGTCCGAACTCGGAGCTGAACTTCGCGCTCAAAGTCAACTTCGTGTCCTCGCACCACACATACAAGTTGCCGCAGAAGCTCATCAACTCCGCGCTTCCACATGCCCGAGCAGCGGACGCTTGTTCGGAAGGTGGAAAGGATACAGGAGTCTGGTCTGCCGGATCGAGTACTTGAGGAAGGGGCCCAACCCGGGTGTGCTCCGTTGAACCAGAGGTCGTCTTCGTCGGAGATGGTGATGCTGCCGCAGTGCTCGTTCCACTGCCGCTTGCTTGTCCACCACCTTGTGGGCCCAATGCCAAAGGCGGGCCGACCGTCGCCAAAAGCCCCGATAGCCCCGACGCCGTGGTGGCGACGGGAATTGCTTCCTCGAGACAAATCCGGGCTCCCCGGACCGTAGGCGCGCGATCGGCACTCGCATCGGACGTGTCCGGCTCGGAGGTTGGAGGTGGCAGGGGGGGCGGCAATCCAGGCGCTGCCCCTGGGGGGGCGCGTGCCGCGGTCGTCGTCCCTACACCTGAAAGTCCGCGAGAGATCACACGGGAGATAGCCACTTCCTCCGCCAACGTCATTGGCGACGGCGTAGGCCCCTCCCTCGCTCCATCGAACAGTCCCATTTCCTGATCCTCCGTCATGAACAACGACATCCCCTTGCCCACGTCCGTTGACGAACCAGGCCTGAGGCAGGTAGGCGCGAGAATCGGCCGCCAACCGGGAATTGACGCCGTCCCCATCAGGCAGTACTCCCAAGCTGCGGCCTTGACCATCTCGCGCGTCCCAATCGGAACTTCCGTCCGGTGCAACAGCACCAGCGGCACCTTCGTTTGGTCGAACCTTTCGGGGTTCTTGGCTCGTGCGGTCGGCATCCACCCAAGCTTTGGTGGCACTCCCATGGGTGTGAATTCCCACTGTAAGTCCCTCACCATCACTTTCGTGCCGGCCACCGCATCCTTCATTTGCAACAACATAGGCGGGACCTGCTCCTGCGGGAAGCGTTTGCTCACCGACAGGACACTCGGCTCCGGGGGCCCCGAAGACAACGCGAGCACCGGCGGGGTCGAGTTTGCACAAGTCCGCCAAACAAAGCGTGATTTCGGCCCGCTCCCAAACAGGAATGTAATCGGCTCGTCCATTGCCTGGTCTGCCATCAAGCCCGCACCAGCAAGCTCGCCCTCCTCCACGGCCACATACGCATACTCCACGAACCCAGCCAACATCGTCGGCGGGGGGGCAGCACGCCACCTGGTAGAGGCGCGCCAACGATGGGACTCGGCTCGCAGCCATTCCCGATTCGTCGGCAGCGGCGGCCTGTAGGGCACCACCACCCCGCGCATCAAGTCCGCGCGCGCAGCGGTCTGCCAGGCGGTCCAGCTCTCCACAAAGGAGTTGGCTATCGCGGAAGACAAGTGTCGGAAGATGAAGCACTGAAGGGCCACCTCGTTGCAGCCCATCCACAAGCTCTCGGACCATCTCGAACACGTTGTGCTCAAACTTGATGTGCATGTTGAGGCTCGAGTGATCATCGCGGTACACCTGGGCCCCAAGCACCCGGTAGCAGGGGGTGCGGATGCAGAGTTGTCCGTAGTTGGCGAAGAGCTCAACGCGGCACTCGCACTCTGCGTCGAGTAGGGCACCCATGTCCGTTTGACCATCGGCTTGATCTCCCCAAAGCAACAAATGCCGTCCCTCTCGGAAGACTGCCCAGACATCATCATGCTCACCAGCCACGGGAGGACCTCCACGCGCGCTTGTGTGATCAGCGGACCCTCCGTCCCATTCCAATCCTGTGTCGTCGCCAATGACTGAGCCATCAGTGCAAGATTTGCACGTGTCACAGTTTCCTTGCTCCCTGATTGATGCCCAGCTGTGCCGTTCGTCACAAACGACCTCATTTCCGCTGCAGACACCTTGAGTTTCCACTCCTTCTGCTCGGCACCCATCAGGCAAGGCGCCAGCTTCTTCATGGTTCTTCGCATAATACTGCCTGTCTCGCAATACTTGCATCTCCCCACGAACGTGGTAACTTCCCAGTACCCCTTCACCAATTGGTTCTTGGGCACCAGGGCTTCCTCCTTGCGGTCCTTCAGAGCGTCCAGAAATTGCTGGTGACACTCGCTGCACAGGACGCAATCCACCGTTCGGAAGCGGATCGTGGGTATCATTCTCGCCACGCATCCGGGGTGTAGCCAACCTATAAATAGGCCAAGGAACCTCTTATCCCTGTTTCAGCCGTCCAGTTCGCTCAATAGACTCGGGGGTCGCTTGAGC